CACTTCAGATCCAAGTGGTGCAGAGGTTGGACGCAATGGAGCGTTTACTCATTCAATTTTTGGCAGTGCTGATACGTCAGGAGTGCAAGAAGGACAGGTCGTTACTGCAGTGAAAGAGGAGACTCTTTCAGACAATCGCAGAGTGACTCTGGAATATCGAGCGACTAAGGTGCGACTCGCAAGCGACCACTATGCGGTCGCAAATGGGGCAAGTTTTGTGTTCAGGCTTGAGGATGACATAAGAGTAGTCAGAAGCTCAGATAACTGGGTTGGCGGTGCAACCTTTATTGTTCGTCGCGGATCTAACGCTACTGGCGACGGCGGGCCTTACAACAGCAGCAATCCTTTTGTTCCTAATCATCCACAGGCTGGCAACAATTTCTTGTCATCAGGTATTAAATTGCGGGTCACTGGAATCGAGAAAGTTACAAAAAATCGCGGACGCTCCCAAGGCTATTACCACGAAATATTTGGCAACGCAGAAAGCAAAAACTTTGGAGATACAGCAACCGAGGTAAGAAATTTAACCCTTGGCGCTAGAGGGGGAACCAATATGAAGCTAAGCCTCCGCCTCAAAAGTTCAGTTGTTCATCATTCAGATCATTGGACAGGTAGGAGCAAGTTTTGGGCAACTCCAACAATTGAGGTTGTGAAAGAAAATACTACAAGCAGCAGGTGGGAGCAAAATGAAATATTTGATGATCTGGTGACAGTTGGCAGCACAAATCCTTTTTACGATTACAGCAGGTCTGGCAATCAGATTGGAGTTCGTTATAGAGTTGCCTCTATCAACAAAAATATTGTTGTAACTGCAAGGGAAGCGTTTACTAGAGGCTTTGAGTTCCAAACTCAATATGCAGAGTTGAGCTTTTACGGCAGCCTTATAAATAAGTCTTCTGATACTGATCCTGAGCATGAGGTCGTGTATGTAAATGAAATTTCTACAAATCCAATCGTCCCCGAGTACAACAATCTCACGACTTGTGGGTTGGTGCTGCGTTCTAGTCGTGCATTTACTCGACTTGATCAGTTGCGGGTTTGGCTCAGCGAGGGCATACCCGTCCGCAGACTGCATCCGACGCTTTCTTCTTACGAGGACAGCAGTAACAGCACTAATGAAGGGCCAAGCAATCTGTTTACTGATTTGGTTTTCTACCTGCTTACTAATCCGACAGCAGGTGCTGGCGCAACGTTGAACATGACTCCAGACAGTCCAAACTTGATTGACACGGCAAGTTTTGAGACTGCATCTACCTTCTTGCGAGCTAACAAGCTTTTCTGCAATGGTGCGATCACGGACAAGGTCAACGTCAGAGAGTTTGTCGCCAGTAATGCTCCAAACTTCTTGTGCAACTTTGTTATCAAAGACGGCAAGTTTGGTTTAGTGCCCGCTGTCCCCACCAACCCAAGCACTGGCGAAATCAGCCTTGCTCCTGTTCAGTACTCCCAGATTTTCAACGATGGGAACATCCTTGAGGACTCGTTCGAGTTTGAATATCTCAGCTCTGAAGAGCGGCGCATGTTCACGGCTGCTGTGCGTTACCGCCAAGAGCGACCAAACAAGCTGCCTGAAGAAAGGACTGTCACCATCGCGCTGAAGGAAAGAGTTGCAAGTGAAAGCTCGGATACTGACCCGATCGAAACATTCGATTTAACGCAGTTCTGTACCAGCACTGAGCATGCGCGAATGGCTGCTCGATTTTTTATTG